CTGCGACATGGAAATGCTCGGATCATTGAATGTGACATTGTCATCACCGAGCACCATCATGTAAACTTTGGACATCAATTGCGTAGCTGTGGGCAACACTCCGTCAATTCTGTTGGTATGCGCTATGGCGAACATATGCGCGATATAATTCCACACAGAATTCATGACACAAGTGTCGGACATACCAGACTTGAGCGTGCAGGACTCAACGAAGCGCACACCATGACGGCATACACCTCGACAAGGCCCAACTTGCCCTTTGCGGATCTTTTCAAACCAGGGATACGAGAACAACCCAGCCTCGTCATACAGCCACAACATGAAGTCATGATGCAGCCTAGTGTGAGTGGAGTCACATAGGGTGAAATCGTCTTCCCAAGCTTCAAATCCACCAAACCCTTCAGTTCCCAAGACCAGAGTAAACCAGTGGGACAACTGTTCGGAGTTCAAGCCGACGGGGAACAGGACGTTCCTCACCGTGTTGGGCTGATCTCGACGCCAGTCACCCCAGGCTTTATGTAGATAGTCCTGGAATTTCTTAATGGGTGGTCCGGTCGCTACCGTGGCAGAAGGCTGCCACGCTGAAATGCATCTTGGAGCCAAACTTTCGTCTGTGTAGGCGACATCGGCTTTATCGTACTTCTCGCTCTTAAGGAACATCTTGATCGTACAAGACTTTGCCAATTGTTTGTCCGAGAGAGCGGTACGCTTAATAACTTCCCAAGCCCTGGCATTGGCGTTGCGGACTGCCTTAGGGAAGTGTGCATTCCATGCAATAAACTCATCATCCGCGTGCAAACCAAACAAGAGTAGCCCCTTAGGGAACAGTGGGAACAGGTCTGTGAAATTATCTTCAACCCATTTCCGGCACTGTTTATGTAGCAAGGGATCAGCCACAGGTGTTGGCGCACATTGCCTTGTGATAAGAGACTTTAACTCATTCACACGCGTTGAAGCAGCTTTTAAGTATGCACGCGCTGCTATGATCGTGCCATAAACATTAAGACCGGCGTAGTTCTCCTTGCACCTGTACTTACAGTGGAGTTCGATTGAGCTACCAGTCTTAAGCTTAAGTTGCGTCTTTGCTTTCTTAGTACATAGAAAGCACTTCCCTTCTTCAAGCACTCCCTGCGCACGACAGGAGCACAACGAGCACACCACCCAACCCACCTCGCCAGGTTCGTAAGCGCCGGGAATAATTTTGATGCGCAATTGCGCACCCCTGCACTGAAATACAGGTAAATAATAAATCCCAGGTGGCGGACAACAACTAGCACCGGATGCGACATACAACATCACATTTGACGACCCCGGGTCAAGGGAGTCAAATTCCGGTAGAAAAGGTGGGTTGAATGGCGTGCGAGTTCACGCGTGGGGACGAGAAGGCAACAGCCTGAGCTTGCTGGCCAGCGCTTCGGCCAGTGCTCCTTGACTGTTAACCTTCTCGAGGACTGCAGCTCCGTACACAGCGTTGCACACGCTGGACGTGTGTTCGGGTGGCAACTTCAAATCCTTGTACTCTGAAGCCAACCTGTTCATGGATGTATGGTACTGGACGCTGGAAGTTAGGTCTATTTCGTAAAGCGTCCCAAGTACTGAGGGCATTATCCCTTGAAGCAGGCTGGCTGGTACGGCTATGGGGATGTGAAGGTCGGTTCCGGCCGAGATAGCGGAGAAGTCAATGTACGAAGCGTGCTGGGACGTGACGTCCGGATACCGGTTGACCGTGGAGAAGCTTATGTTGTGGTATTGGAAGTTTTTACCCTTCCAAGGCAAAATTTCACCAGCGATCGCAAAGAGCAATCTAGCTGGGAAAATAGCTCCCTTCCAGTGGTCATCAGCGGCATTGAAGTCCACCACATAGTGGTTCCGTTTGCGTTGAGCCTCAACCATAAAGTGGGTTGTCAAAGTAAATCCCTCGCCGTCAGGCATTCGGAATTGACTCATTGACAGATGGTGCAACCCACATGGGACACTCTGCGTATGGAACAACGGTGTGAGGTTACCTTCAGCAGCGCGCTTGAAGAACATCCCGCCAGTGTTGACGATCTCATCTGTTTTCCCAGTGGCAGTTAGGAACGAATCCCAGACCACTGTGGAACGGCCATCAATAACGACCACAGCGGGTCGTTTGACTATGGCCTGATCGTCACACTCAAGTCCTACAGCGGGGAAGATGCAAGAGCACAATCTGCCACTGGCGCCAATTTTCTGAGACTGTCCAACCCTGGCCAAAGCCTCAGGGTAAACTGACAGTATCCTATTGTCTGGCACCATATCCACGACCGGTTTGCTGAGGACAAACAGGACGGGCAGGCTTCGAAGGTACACTGTGTCGCTGGCAGTAACCAAGCGATGCAACCTCCTCGTAGCAAGGATCGAGGTAGCGAGATGCCTAACAAGGCTCTCACGCGAGTTTTCGAAGTGGGCACTCTTATGGTCAAAGTTCAACGCGTGAACGATGCCATACTGCGCCTGGAAACAGTGTGACAAGTCAACCCTGACGACAAGCTCTCTAGGCCTGACTGGACAAGGAAAACTGCCATTCTGATTCACAAAAGGACCAATAGACCAATTGGCCCACTCCGAAACCGGCCGGATCTGGCACAACGCACATTCAGGGTCATCGCAATCACTGTGGCCCCAAACGCTGTGCATGGAATTGAGACGAGCTCGATAGACCATGCGCATAAACTTTGCCGGCAAAGCGTTGTGCAAGAATTCTGGGTAGTGGGGTGAATAAAGGTCCGCCATGTCCATATAAACGGGCAGCAGCCAAGATTTGTGATCTGGGATCGCCAGTCCAATCTTGGCCACTTGAGTGGCCCAGTCGGTATGGTCAACAGTTGCAAAGACCTCCAACCCTTCGGTGTCACGCAGATTCCTCCACGTACTATATTTTAGCCATTGACCGAAATCATAGTTAATGGCTTCCAGCGTTCCTGGCCACTGTGGAAGTGGCGCTTTCATGGCAGCTGGTATAGTGGGAGAAAAGTGGTATGGAGAAGCCGGGTCGCTGGAACACCACAGAGGGTGTGGCAAGTCGTCATGAGGATCAACCCTCGTTTCGTGGATGAGCGGGCAAAGGTTCATCGGGTGGAATTTATAGGTACAGACCGTGTCAACTAGCTGTTCGCAGTGACCTCGTTCTGTTAGAAAGGCAACCGTCAGGAAGACTTCGCGCCAGACTTGACGCATAGCCTCCGCGACGAGTGACTCCTGTGCCATTTCCGCCATCAACTGCACTCTGGCAGTTTGCTCCCGCTCGAACAACGAATGGTTGTTGTCAATCGCTCGCTGGGCACCAGCCAGAGTGTCAAACCCAAGGTTAAACTCTGTATAAAGGAGTTGTTGTTGTGTCTCCCTGACTAGTGCCTCTTCAGCAACCAAGAACCGGATTTTC